TTGAAACTACTTTAAATCGCAGGATTTATGAATAGTTAGTGCGCCATTCTCATAAATGGCGTAGTATTGTGAGCCAGGATGTGTATCAAGACACAGATTATATGACGTTGTTTCAGTCAATGTCGGAGTGAAAAGAAACTTATCGCCCAATGTTGTATTAATACTAGCATCCCCCATAGGGAGGACTCCATATTGGTCTGCCCCCTGCGCCACCATCACCCACTTTAATGAGCGTTGTGGTGTGTGCCCGACAATCTGATGAATTCCCTTGATTGGAAAGAACTCTTGATTCCAATCACACCAAAGCAATCCGCCATAACTACGGGAACGACTCGAACGAGAGAATCCGGCATAGGTAAACCAATGTTCGCCATTAGCATAAAGATTCTTCACAGCTTGAGTTGAATCATAATCCAACTTTTCAACAACATCGGACAACTTTGCCGATGAAATGGAAGTAGATTTGAAACTGTCAGGATTAATCCAAACAGGATGAACGCCTGCATGGCTCAACAACCATTTACCATCAAGAACATAGAAGAATTTTAGTTTCTCCCATTCCTTGTTAGTAACAATGTCGTTAATGGCAATAGACTTAAAGTGGTCATAGCCAGAACAACGAGTTCTGATGTTATCTTTGAACCAGTAGTGAACATCATGATTTCCGCACAGGTGGATACGGTCTTTCTTGTGGATAGATTTTCTGAACCACTTGGCTACGTCAGTAACAATATCAGGATTGTCATAGAAGTCATCAAAGTAATCCCCAAGGAAAACGGTCAAGTCTGGCTTGACAGCTTTGATGATTTTTTCAACGAGACTGATACGGTTATGAACGTCTGGAATGATTAGATATTTCATAATCTATTAGTCTAACACGGTTTTTATAGAAGTCAAGCCTTACACTCCGCCGTCGCCTGGTTTCCACCAATTGAATCCGGCGGTGTCAATCAAAAGACCTTCACCGAATTTTTTCGGTTTTCTTGGACGGCCAACTTGACGTTTAACTTCCACAGAAGGTTTTGCTAACCAATATGTTAAACCAATCAGAACAATAGAGAATATAACAGCATCCATAATTTTATCTTGCGTCAAGGGTTATGATAAGTTTCTTATCTTTTTTCTCCCAACCGGCTTTGTTCATGTCTTCTTCGGTCATGATACTGATATCATCGTCAGACTGCATAAACAAAATACAGGTTCGATTTGCTTTGAGTTTTTCTGCTCTCGGTTCAAGAACTTGTTTGGCAATGGCACGTTGCATCATCTGAACACGCATCGGGTCTTGAACATTAAGTTTGATTAATACAACAGCATTTTTTGGAAGATTGTCAAAATCAACGATATTACCCCACTTGACTATACTCTCTAGGAGGGGAGGGGCTGGTTCGGTTGGAGGCTGGCACCCCTCTGGGCTAGACATTTGTGCCGGTGATGGCTGCCAGACCACACCTAATTCTTCACAATAAAGCCACTGACCTTTATCATTTTGTGATTTTTCATTGAGTTCATCAATGTGTTTAATAATTTCTTCCGATAACGGAGCTTTTTCTGGCTTTGGTGTGATATTTTTCATAACCTTTTAAAATTTATTTGACAATTACCTTGTCAACTTCTTGAGTCGTTGGACGTTCGTATTTTGCAACGAATCTGTCAATGACTTCTGGCCCAACATGACGGTCACGTTGTGCGTCTCTACGATAGAGTTCATCCTTTGGAACTTCAAAGGCAACGGCAATGATATAGGCACCAGCTCCACGTCCCATGTTAATCCAATCACGACGAGATTTACGATTGACACTGGTGGCATCAATCATTGCACTTTTTCCAGCTTGAAGAGCATCTGAAATTTTTCTACGGGCGACACCGAATGCTTGGGCAGATACCGACTGGTCACCTTCTCCCGAACCCAACTTGGCTCGTAATTCGTCTGTGGAAACGTATTCACAATCGTTCTCTTGGGCAAATTTCTTACCCCAAGTGCTTTTTCCAGATGCTGGCGGCCCACATAATATGATTAATGCCGGTTTATTTTGAGTATTTATCTCTGAATTTTTCTTCATATTTTTTCAAAAATTTAATCTTTTCATCCTTATACAATTTCATTATTTCATCATCTTTTAATATTCTTGGTGAAATAAGTTTGTATTTAAATCCGTTGTTACCACAAAACTTTTTGGCTCCTTTGACCTTCGATTGAACAGAAACGGAACCGTGTAATTTTTTTGGTTTACATTCGACCAAATATTTTCCACCAATAACAAAATCACAAAAATAATTCCTTTGTTTTCCTTCCCAATCTACATATTTCATTAGGTATTTTTTCTGTTCTCCACTTTCCCATTTCAATTTAAATCTTTCAATTACTTTCACCATGTATGAAAGTTCGTGTAAACTTCTAAAATACCAACCATTATACCAACCAGACCATCCGTTGCCGGAACCTTGCGGAGAAGGTTTTCCATACATAGGATTATTCTCTCCACTACTTTTTATAGATTGTTTGTTTTTACTTTCTAATAATTTTTTGTCGGCCTCTTCTTTTCCATATTTCTTATTCCACCAATAATAATCCGATTTACCATACATAGGATTATATTTACCATACATTATTGGAGGCAATTGACCTATTATTTTTTGTATTTTGGTGCTGGAGTCTCTTAATTTTTCTTTTGTATGTTCTGTATGTTTTTTGCCATAAAAAGGATTTCCTTCGCCTTTATATTTTATAATACGACTTTTATCTTCACATTCTCTACAAATAATTTTATTTCTTTCGGCTTTATCACGATTTCCTTTTATTGTATATGTCACTTTTTTTTGACACGTCGGACATTTTCTATCAAATAGTTCTTTCATAATACATATAAGTATGATGAAATTTTAATTCCATCGCTGGAAAGTCAACAAAAATAACATCATTCATCAATATTTTGTTGTTTATTTTTAAAATTTTCCAGCAGTGAGAGAATGTTTAGTTTTCCAACAGTATTCATCGAATGACATCCAAAGTCAGGTAAATCTTGATTGGTTCTCATACAAAATTCTACCAACCATTTTGCAGCATCATAACCAGTCTTTTCTGTAAAATTTGACATTTTATTTTGGTCATCGTAAGACAGGTCGTGGTCAAAATTTATATGATATGGTAAATTTCGTTCGGTTATAATTTTAACAAATTCATCATATGAACGAACTATAACCCAATTGTATAAAGGCAATTCAACGTGTTTCGTTGTATTCGGAAATCGAACATCATCAAGAAAAAGTGCGTAACTCATAAATATTTTGGAGGCGAAAGATAAACGGTTTCAGATGTAAGTTCCAAATTTACTCCACCACCTTCTGTGACCGATTTCACAATAAAATAAAAAATAATATTTTTACCGATTTTTAAATTTTTTATTTGGTTATCAATTGATAATAAATTATTGGCAAAGCAGTCATCCACTTTAGGATTGCCTGGCAATTTTTCACCAATAAAACTAAATTTCTGTCTTATTTCAGAACGTGTCATATCTCCTTACCATTGACGATATCAGCAATTCCTGCATCTGTCAATTCTTTAATGGCATCTACATGATAACCACCGTATTCGTAATACTTGGTTCCTGGCACTCGTAGGAACTTACCCAAGATAGAATCCAGCATTACGTTGGAGTCACCGCTAAGGAACTCATACCAATAGATAGGATTGTTCTTCTCGTAAAAATTTCGTCGTGAATGTGTTATAACTTTCATAGTCTTGTAAAAATCGTCAGGATATATCCCATGAAAATAAATCAGGTTTAACGTATCTGTATTTGTCCATTGTTCAACGGGTTTAGTCATGAATCTCTCTCATAATTAGGTCCGTCGGCGTCAAAATCACTATCAAAAGTCAAATCTTCGTCCTCATCTTCATCCATACCGTAATATGGAGAATTTGGGTTGTCCGTGTGCCAGATATTATAAATTGTAAAATCAAAGATAATGAAATTTATAATCTTCAAAGTAAAGTTAAATTTGGGATTGTGGTCGCAAATGTATTTGTCAAAAGATATATCAAAAATAAAAAAGTCAATCCCATCTTTGAAACTTCTATAATTGTAGAATGTTTCCAATTCCCAAGCATAGTCGTCACCAATTTTACTGTGAAAATTTCGTAGATTCATACTTCCTCCTTATCAGGTTTCCACACAACCAACATAGTGTCTCCAATAGATACCATAGGCATCGGTTCTTTTTTATCATATTTGATTATTATTTGACGAAGTGTTAAATCAAATCCATCTACAACAACTAACCTATATTCCGGTTCTATCGAATCGGATATCGCTTTAGCACGTTTCTTTAACATTTCTCCTAAATGTTTAGTTTCGTCGATTTTGTCTTGAAGTTCTTTAGACCACGGAGATTTATTTGTAATTTTATCACTCATTTTGTCACTTTTAATAATTTCAACTCTATTTATATCATATGAACGGTGAAATGTCAACTACGAAAGGTGTTATATGGGAAGAAAATGTCTTAACAGAACCGAAGAAGAAATTAGAGAACAATGGAGAGTCAGGCGTATGCGGTATTATAACCGGCATAAACGAAGAATTAGAAAAGAAAATCTTAAACGATACCACGAAAATAAGCGGAATATACAAGATAATAAACAAGGTTAACGGAAAGTATTATGTCGGAAGTTCTTGTGATATTCTTACCGATTCTTGGTCAGGAAGATGGTTTCAACATAAATATCTTTTGATGAAAAATAAACATCATAACATTAAACTTCAAAGGTCGTGGAATAAATATGGCGAAAATAATTTTCAATTTTTAATTATAGAAAAATTACCAATCGAAAGTTTATTAAAAGTTGAACAGATATATTTAGATAAAGCAAAATTAGAAATGAAAAATTGCTACAATGTAAGTTTTGATGCTTATTGTCCAACAAGAGGCAGAAAATTAAGTATGAAAACAAGAAAAAGAATGTCCGAATCCAAAATGGGTATAGGAAATTCTTTTTATGGAAAAACTCATACCTCTATCACAAGACAGTTAATTAGTAAAAATACTGTGTTAAATACTCCGAGAGATAAATTACATCCAAATTATAATCATAACATTTATAAATTTAAAAATAAAATATCAAATGAAATTTTTGAAGGAACTAAAAAAGAAATGATAGATTATTGTAAAAATAGAAATATACATCAATTATTTACACAAAAAAGAAAATCTTCTTCGAATTGGATTTTATTAGAACGTTAAGATTGTTTATAATTACTATTAATAATTTTGAGCGACCAGGACTTCCCTAACGTATTGGAGTAGAAAGGATTTACGGGTGCTACCACTAGACCCTCGGCCGGTTGACCGTTGGTAGAATATATTTGTTTATCTGCTAAATTTTTAAACCAATCTATCGTATGAATATCTTTGTTAAATTGACATACCATAATTTCATCAACTATGGGAATTTCAAGTTGTTTGGACAATTCTTTTAGTTCTTGATAATTATACAATTCTCTTGTGTCTAAATTTTTTGCCCTAAAAATTCTTAATTCTATACCATCTATTCCCATTCGATTTCCATTAAGTTTATTTCCCACAGATTCCGCCTGAATTGCAAGATTTCTACCAAGAGTCGTCAACTTGTTCTTTATGTCGTATTTTGTTGCAGAATACCAAGGGAATCCGCTACCTTCTTTCAATTCAAATCTACGAGAACAGGCTTTGAATTCCCCGTCATTGAAGATAAAAGTTGTTGAACTACCATCAACTTTTTGAGTGATGTAAATTTCTTTTCCTTCCAATTCTTGTAGAGATTTGGAATTACTTAACATATTATCTTCATCGGAAATAGAAATGAGACTGGTAGGAAATCCACCAGCGGCATCACCACGAACGGTCAAATCAAGTGGTCGTTCGTATTTTGTTATACCAAGTATTTCAGAAACATCATTTCCTTCTGAAAGGAATAAACTTCCAGGAGGTAATCCTTCTGTTTTTGGTATGATTGACAATGGGCAGACTAAACCTGAACTTGGACTTCCACGAAATCTGGCATTCCAGATTCGGAATTTTTGTTTTCTCATAAATTCAAAATATTCCGTTTCTGGAACAATACTATCTATAGTTATAAAAACTACTAATTCATTTTCTTTGAATTGGTCTTTTTTAATAACTACAGGCCATTCTAAAACTTTACCGATGGATAAATTGTCGGCATTTGGGTGTTGTTGAATTGAGTGAATTTTTTGTATTGTTGCTAATTTGTTCATAATTTATTTCTTTCCGTTATCAATTTACACCAATTAAAAAATTCTTTTTCTTCCACGTCATGTTTCATAATGTTGACTATTTTATGAACCCACTGAACATTGTCAATCGTATATCCTTTGGAACTGTCAATTCTATCCAATGATGCGGTTCCGTCATTTTTATTGTGCTGGGAATTGAATGATAATTCAACTCCTGATAATATGCATTTTCTATTTTGATTTAGAAATAATTTCCACAATTGTTCTTTTGTTAAATTGAACTCCAATTTTCTTTTTTTAGCCGATTGTCGTAATGACCCCATATATGTTCCGGGCATATCACCTATACCAGTCCAGTGTGGATGTTTATTTTTTAAATAAAAGTGACTACACCCGCACGACCTAACCCTTTGTAAGGTTAAATGTGTATGACCGACGATGGTTTCATTACCACAATTACATTTACATTTCCAATATTGTTGACCTTTGCGTTTTTCATAAAAAGATACAACAGTCAATCTGCCATATATATTTCCTGTCAAATTTTGTCGTTTTTTAGACGGTCGTTTTCTTGAACATTCATCACAACGAGAATTATTTTTTAATGCTCTTAACAATTTATATTTACTTGAATAATTTTGTAATTTTTTACAATCAGGACAATGTTTTTGATATAATTCGTTATTCATACATCATACATATAATTAAAAATATTAAATCAACACTTTTTCGTTATTTTGACGTGAATAATCGTAGGGAAATTATACCACAGACTTATAAAAAGTCAAATTGGAACGGATTGGGGTTATTTGGCAAATCCTTGATATAACCGTATCCATCGAAATTGGTCAAATCCAATTTCTTGACAACTTGAACGTGTAAATGTTGAAAGGTATTTCCATTGGTCGGCCACGTTCCAACACGTCCAATCACTTCACCTTTGTTAAATCTTTGCTTATTGACCAATGAGTTTGGGTCTAAATGGGCTAACACCAAGAATGGTGTATTGTTTGAATATTTGTCAGTGAAAGTCATTCTTCCGCCCCAGCCGATTTGTGTATCGGTGTCAGTAAAAATATCAACCAAGTCGGCATCAAATGGAATCTTTACTTCGGTTCCTTCTTTGACGTTAATATCAATTCCTAAATGAATGTAATTTTTCTTTTCATCCATGTAAGTTCCGGCCCAAATATCCTTACGGTCTTCTGCCCATCCACCATAGGTATTTTTGTTTAAAGAATTCAAGGCATCCTGAATTTGTGATGGAACCTTTGTGTCAGGTATCAAAACCTTATTTGCTAAATAAAAGTCGTTGAGATTGATATAATCAAAATCTCCATCGAAAAAACTATTGCAGTTGAGTCTCATGGAAGAATGATACCACAATGAAGAACTGTTGTCAAGAAGATGGTGGTGTTAGTGAGATTCGAACTCACACTGTAGAAATTTTAAGTTTCTTGACTCCTGCCGTTGGTCTATAACACCGAAATTGGTAGCGGGAGCAGGATTTGAACCTGCGAGGCACTTAGGCGGCGCGTTATGAGCACGCTGAGATACCGGGCTTCTCACATCCCGCAATAAAAGTTACATACATAACTATACATGAAATTTAAAAACAGGCAACTAAAAATATCATTTGTGGTATATGGTATGTTTCATACTCCGTCATATATTTATTATTATGAAAACTGTAATATGTGATTCAAAAATTTTGGTCGTCCTAAAGGGAATCGAACCCTAAACCTTACGCCAATCTAGCGATTAATCCGATTATAAGTCGGACGGCTCTCCATGAGCTATAGGACGGGAGCAGGTAGTGGTAGTCGAAACCACGTCTCAGCATTGGAAGTGCCGAATAATAGCCGTTATACGATACCTGCGTTACATCAATAACTATATCACCGAACTTAAAAATGGCAATCAAAATTCATTTTTTCTTTGGGTCATATAATCTTATGTAGTTTTTACCATATAATAGTAAGTATGGAACGAAGACGCTTAATCGAACGGCTGAAATTTGGAGCACCATGTCGGTAGCGACCCGACTTATCTGCTTTGGCAAAGCAGCACATTACCTTTATGCTAATGGTGCGTCTATGGTGATAAATATACACAAGTTCCGAAAAAAGTCAAGCCTTCTGCAAATATTTGCGCTTTTCCCGTTTTAACACTTTCTTTTTTATTGACATTTAATAATACTGTGGTAAGATATAAAAATATGAAATATTATATTCTAATCGGAAATAAAACCGGAGGCCCATATACAATAGAACAAGTGAAAGCATTGTATGATGCTGGAACAATTGAACAAACTAATTTATATGCTACTACGGAATCTCAGGATTGGCTTCCTGTGTCAATGTTGATACCGTTGTTTAATATACCATCAATACCTCCCATTCCAAATTCGTCACAACCAACAATCGTCATTAACAACAGTAATAATAACAATAGTGGGAATATAGGAACTACAACAGTTAACGGAATTTCTCAAAAGAGTAGAATTGTTTATCAGTTGTTGGCCTTCTTTTTGGGGTCGTTTGGCGTTCACAATTTTTATGCCGGCCATAATACTAAAGGTCTGATTCAATTGTTAATCACGGTTTTAACTTGTGGTTACGGCGCATTCATTAGTTGGATATGGGCGGTAATAGAAATATTCATAATATCAGTTGATTCAAATAATATTCCAATGAGATAATTTAGTTACGACGCTGTAGTTGTGTAAGATTGGTGTTTCATTGTTGTTGGAAATTGGGTGTGGAGAGAAATCTTCACACCCTTTTTTTATAATTTGACTTACTGATGATTTAAGTTATAATCCCTAACATATGAACGAAATGAATTTGAAAGCCTTTGGCACTAACTCGGTTAAACCGACAACTCCCCGAAAGAAAGCACAACCGGCCACTTCTGAAAAGAGTGAAGAAGAAAAGGATATTTTGAATTCCCTTTCTTTGGTTCAATGGGCAGTATGTGGCCCTCACACTTACAAGCCAGTTTCTTCAACCGCCACAAAACTCACCAGTGGTGTGTATAGTGTAGCGGTCAGTCAATATCACGGAATCATTTATCAAAAGAAAAATGTCTGTGTTGATGACCTCTTGAGATTCCCCGATTCAATTTCTGAAAAGATTCTTAGCGAAATCACAACCTTCTGGGGTAAGGGAGAAAAATTTACAGAACACGGATTCCTCCACCGTAGAGGATATCTTCTTCACGGCCCTGCTGGGTCTGGTAAGACTTGTTTAGTTCAACAAATCATTGCTGACATTGTGAACGCAGATGGTCTTGTATTCCAATGCACGAACCATCCAGCCGTATTCAATGATGGTCTTGCCCAATTCCGTAAGGTGGAACCAGACCGTCCTATCGTCTGTTTGTTTGAAGATTTGGACGCTATAATTTCGGAACATGGCGAGGATGAAATTCTACAACTTTTAGATGGTGAATCTGCCATTGATAAATGTCTTAATATTGCCACTACAAACTATCCTGAAAATTTGGATAAAAGATTAGTTGCCAGACCTCGGCGATTTGACAGAGTTATTCAGATTGGAATGCCTTCAGCAGAAGTTAGAAAACTCTATTTTCAAAAGAAACTTAATGTTACCGATGGAGAAATTGAAAAATGGGTAAAATCGTCAGAAGGTTTCTCTTTCGCCGCTTGTGCCGAACTGGTAATTTCAATTTGTTGTTTTGAGAAACCATTTGAAACCGCCGTCAAAGATTTAAAAGAAATGATGTCAGCCAACGTTTCAAGTCGAGATTATGATAAATCTCAAAAATTGGGATTCTCAACTAATTCTTGATATTTTCCCAAACATCTCCAACCTTTTGATGATTGCCGAATTCCTTTACATATGACACTGACATCACTACTTGTGAGTTGAAAATTGTGACATAAATCTATCATTCTACATATTTTTTGCCCATGTATTTCATGAATAAAAATAAATTTTGTTTGAATTGTTCGTGGATTTTTTCCATTCAAGCATCGAATTTTCATAAGTTCACTTAATTTCTTTTTTGCTTCTTCTGAAAAGTTATTGTGTTTTCCTAAATTTGATGCTGATATCTTTTTTCTTATTTCATTATTAACTATTTTTCCTATATGCGACTTGCTTAATTTTTTTCTATATTCTTCCGAAAAAATTTTTCCATACATGGGATTACCAACGCCACTCATAATTTTACTCATTTTTCTCTTGTGGATTTCGGAATGTTTCTTTCCTTTATGAGAGATGCTTAATTTTCTTTTTGTTTCATTCGAATGATGTTTTCCTTTCCAATATCTCGCGTTATTCTTACTTATTAAAAATCTTGTTTCTTTTGATAATTTTATACCTCTCGTCGTAGATTCTACATTATAACTCATATTATAAAAATTATTTGGATTTGATTTACAAACATCAAGATATTTTTGCTCGGTTTCCATCAACATAGTAGGTTCAACAGTTTCTACTACAACGAATTCAAAATTTTCTTTTCCATATTTGTTCCACGCCGATTGTAAATGTAAATTGAAGTGACGATTTTTAATTAAATTATATTTATGATTACTAATTCTTTTAGATGTATCGACAGAACTTCCAACATAATACTTTCCATTAACTTTATTGATTATTTTGTAAATTCCACTTATTTTCATAATTATTTTTCGTGTTTTAATTGTTTATAAAATTCTCTTAATTTATCTCCTACTTCTGGAGTGGTAAAAAAATTATACCATTTATATCCCTCTTTCTTTTTTCTTATTCTCCAATTTAATTGGGCCTTTTTAACATATATTGGTGTCTTCATATCTCTAATATATATAAGTCAAATTTCTTAAACAATAAATTTATTATCACTTGACAATTGACTACGATGACATATAATACAATATATGAATGAAACAAATAATAAAAAACAAGGTGATAGAGTGTATTTTGTGATGGGCGATAAACTTCCTTCTGGTTGGGGAAAAGTGTGTGGTTCCGTTGGACCTGTCATTATAATTGAATTGGAGACTCCGATTCAAGGGTATAATTTTACGCATACTTACATATTGGATGCTCAGGTTAAGGAACCGCCAAAAGAGTAATGACCACAGTAGTAAACATCAGAAAAAAGAAAGGTAAGAAATCATCTTTCTATGATGTTTATTGCGGTCGTGGTTCTCTATTTGGAAATCCATTTAAAATAGGTAGAGATGGAGATAGAAAACAAGTAATTCAAAAGTTTCGTGAGTATTTTTATAAACGCTTGACAGACGTTAGATTTCGTGATAGTGTTTTATCTTTAAAAGGTAAAATTCTCGGTTGTTATTGTAAACCGTTAAAATGTCATCTTGATATAATCGTAGAATACCTTGAAGGAAAAGACAATGGAAACGAATATATTAATAATAAGGCAACTGATTTCTTTGGTTGATTATTATGTTTAAACAATTACTAAATATAATTTATGACAAACATTGAACAAGTAAAGAAGGTAAGGGAGATTACATTAGCTCCCATCAACAAGATTAACAAAGCATTGGCCGAAACCAATGGAGACGTTGACAAGGCCATTGAAATCCTTGTAAAACAACGTGAGGCCAGTGTTGAGGATATGGCGAATCGCAAGGCCGATAGTAGTTTTGTATATTCATACGTCCATAACAACAAGGTCGGCGCCATGATTGTATTGGCGTCACAGACAGACTTTGTGGCGAAGAACGAATTGTTTACACAATTGGCGAAGGACATTTGTATGCACATCGTATCAAGTCCTATTCAGGCTCAATATGTTGATGAACAGAGCGTCAATGAAGCCCGACGTGGTATTGTAATGGAAGAATTGTTTAAGCAATCTGAAAACAAGCCACAGGCCATTCGTGACAAAATTGTTAAGGGTAAGATGGATAAGTGGTATTCTGAAATTTGTCTTCTAAACCAAAAGTTTGTGAAGGATGATACCATTACCATCAAGGAACTTATCACAAAGGTTTCAGGAATTGTTGGTGAGAAGATTGAAATCAAACAATTCGTCAGACTTTCGGCATGAACGAGTTGCCTAAATGTTGTAGGGTAGAAGTGAAATTGGTTCCAAAAGACCAAATTCAAGTCTGTGGTATTGGGCCTTCATTGGAACAAAAAGAAAAAGACGGAACAATAACCGAAGGTGAAAGAATGGTATTACACGCCTTACAGATATTCCGTATAACAAGTCAATGGGAAAATGAAGAACAAAGTAACAGACAAACAGATTGACGAAATCCACACGGCTATTGACGTGTTGATGAAGTGTGGATGTTGGAACGTGCTCAATGAAATGTTTACAGGCCTCGACCTGAAAGTATGGCGAACCGACATAGACATTTTGTTGAGTTATGCTACAGCAAGTTTATCTGGTAAAAAGAATATTCCGGCAAGAGAGTCGTTTATAAATACTTGTAAAAGGATTCACCCTGATATAGAATTGTGGAAAGGATTAGATTAAATTTATGATTGAAAAAGGAACAGAAATATGAATGAAAGATTTGTTAAACCAAAAGTTTATTTACTTGGATATACTACTGTAGATAAAGATGCTGTAATAGAATATCTTAAAGATACCGACCAGATTGAATTTTTAGATGAATTTGAGAAGGCTGTCAATGAAGGATTGGATGTAGGAGAAATTCTTTGTAGTTTTTATGCTAAGGCTTGTTATGCTTCTTTAACTAATAAAAAGAATAAGAATATAACTAAAACTAGAGCCATTTATGATAATATAATTGGAATTTTGGATTCCGGCCACGGGTCTGTTATAGAACATTGTCAACTGAATTTTATGGTGACAAATTGTAGTCGTGTGTTTACACACGAATTGGTCAGACATAGAGCCGGAACAGCATTTAGTCAGACATCAGGTCGTTATGTTAGAACTGATAAATTGAATGTGGTAATTGACCCAATTCTTGAACCTGTGTATGATTTAGTTGAAGAAGCCCGTCTATATTTGGAGCGGTGGTATAAAAAGATGGAAGACCGTCTTAAAATAGACCAAGTGAAGGATTTTGGAACCAAAAAAAAATTGACGAGTGCTATGCGAAGAATGTTACCTAATGGTCAGGCAAATGAAATGGGAGTGTCTCTAAATCTTCGAGCATTACGTCATACGATTGAAAATAGAACTTCAAGACACGCCGAGTGGGAAATTAGATATATTTTTAATCAAATTTACAGTTTGATGAAAAAGAAATATAAGGCAATGTTTTTTGACGCAAAGGAAGAAGAAATAGAAGGATTGTTGGAAATTACATTTAAAAATAAAAAAGTGTAAGTTTCATATTCGGTGTCATATTTATATATGAAAAAGATAAACATGACTATGAATACAATAAAAAAGAAAAGAATTGGGAATAATAAGCCATTGCGGACTGCTCCATATCCATCAAAAGATTTAACAGGCAAAAGAATTAATAAATTATTAGTTCTTAAATTTGAAGAATACAAACCAAATTGTGTTGGTGTAAGAAATTGTTATTATAGATGTAAGTGTGACTGTGGGAATGAGGTTGTTGTTTCACAACAAGAATTAAATCATGGACGAAAATCTTGTGGTTGTTCTTTAGATTATTTTAGAAAAAATATTTTACCTAAAAATGCTAAAGAAAAATTTTCATTGGCATATGGAGAATCGTCATTTAATGCTTTATATAATGGGTATGTGGATAGATGTAAAAGAAAAAATAGAGAATTTGGATTAACAAGAGAAGAATTTAAAGAAATAACTAGCAAAAATTGTTTTTTTTGTGGTATAAAACCTTTACAAATATTTTCAAAAGGAAAGAAACATAAAAATGGTCATTATTTCCACAATGGAATTGATAGAATAGATAGTTTAAAGGGTTATATAAAAGAAAATGTGTTACCTTGTTGTGAGATTTGTAATAAAGCTAAAAGAAATTTAAGTTTAGAAGAATTTTTAAAGTGGATAGATAGATTAATAAATTTCAGAAAAAATAAAGACGATGAACAGTCACGTTCCACAAGAAATTATTAATAAGTATCCAACATATGAGTTTAGAGGACAATCCTTTAATTTGTCTGATGGGAAACATTATATAAGAGCTAGACATAAGACATTGGAACGGATATTCTTTTACTGTTTTGAGGAAGATTTTTTCTGGATGGACAGGGAAGATTTCATGCCACAACGATATGGCTTGACTTTCTATAAATGTTTGATATGATTTGATTATGAGTAACGAAAATTTGTATTTGTATATTTTAATACGAACGGATTTAGGGAGTATGTCCGTAGGGAGGGCAGCGGCTCAGGCCTCCCACGCGTCAAATGCCTTCATCCACAAGTTCGGCGATAATGCTGACGTTAAGCTTTGGCAGGCCCAGACCCCTCAAGGTTTCGGCACCGCCATCGTCCTTTCCGCCAATTTGTTTGATATTGCTGAAACCTTGGACGAATGTAAGAATTCTGGTTTTGAAGTGTATGACACTGTGGTTGACCCTGACTACGTTGTGCCGATTTCATCTGAACTCGTTCCGTTCTTGAACAAAGACGATAAGAGAATTACCGTTGAACAGTCGGCCACAGACCCTAACAAGTCTTTCATCCACCGTTCAGAAGTTACTTGTGCCTATGTTTTTGGTGACAAGGAAAAGTTGGCACCGATTCTTTCAAGATTTCCTCTCTACTCGTAGAAGCCGAAACTTGAGATTGAAATAAAAGGAAAAAAGTTCAAGATATGAAAAAAATTTCTGTGTTCCTATTTCAATTTGGTGAACATAGGAAAGTAGAAGGAGAACTAATATGATGTATAAATTTTTCTTATGGTTGTCAGAAATCTTGTTCGATGCGAGTCAAGACCGACTTTCCAATCCACGGTTGTATAAAAACAATCGTGGCGACTAAACACATTATACCACTGTCTCAAAACAAGACAAGATAAAACGGACGCTTGACTTCACATAGTCATCTGATACAATGTTTATATGAGCGATTTTTTCGATATCCCTAAACGAACGGCGAATAAAAAGGTCTGGCCAACACTTTATAGTCGAGATACTACAGGAAATATAAGAGAATGGTTCCTTGAACAGGAAGAAAATAAATACCGAACGAACTCCGGCGTCCAAGGTGGTCAATTTGTAGTGTCCGAATGGACGGCTGCTGAAGGTAAGAATGAGGGTAAGAAGAATGAGACGACTTCTACTGCACAGGCAATCAAGGAAATTCAATCCAAATATAAAAAACAACTTGAATCTGGATATTTTGATGATGTGTCAAAGGTTGATGATTTCCAATACTTTCAACCAATGTTGGCTCATAAGTGGTTAGACCACAAAGATAAGGTAGATTTTTCTAAAGGCGTTTGGATTAGTCCGAAATTGGATGGCCTTCGTTGTGTTTTCACAAAATTTGGAGCATTTTCGAGAAACGGGAAAAAATTTGTTTCATTTCCTCACATTGAGAGAGAATTAAAACCTCTATTTGATAAAGACCCAAATCTTGTTTTGGATGGTGAAATATATACCCATCTTCTAAAAGAGGATTTTGATAAAATTATTTCGTTGGCAAAGAAAACCAAACCAACCAATGATGATATTGTTGAGAGTGAAAAACATCTTCAATATTGGATTTTTGATTATCCGTCTTGTTCTGGAGATTTTGATAATAGATATAATTCTTTAAAGAAATTAATTCTTGAAAATTTTCGTGATAACAAATGGATTCGGTTGTGTATTCATAAACTTATTCATAGTGAAGCCGAGTTGGAAACTGCTCTTGGAGAATGGTTACAACACGGATTTGAGGGGGCAATGCTAAATTTGAGAGATGGAATGTATTTGAATAAACGTTCGACTAATCTTCTTAAATACAAACTGTTTCAAGACATCGAGGCAACAGTAACCAACATTACAGAAGGTGTTGGGAATCGGTCAGGGATGTTCGGTTATGCTACTCTTAAACTTTCAAACGGAAAAACGTTTGATTCAAATGCCCGAGGCAATGAAGAACAGTATAAAAGAATTTTGAAAAATAAATCTGATTATATTGGGAAATCTGCTACAATTCGGTTCCAGAATTATACTCCAGATGGAATTCCTCGTTTTCCTGTTATCGTTCAATGGGCACGAGAGGATTGTGAATAATCCAATTTTTATAAGATTTTTTGAATCCGTTAGTTAAACGATTTACTTTGGATTGATTTAATTTAAATTTTGTATAAAATTCATGTTGAGTTCCTCTGAATGATTTATGTGTTATATGATAAACTCAAGAGTAGTAACAGAACTACACGGCAATTTGCCGGAAAACTTCGATACTTTGAAGAATAAAATCTTCTATCGTGAAGTATATTCTGAATTCGGAACTTATGTTTGGATTCCAAAATCTTCCATTATGGAATGTCAAGACCCTGACGTATTGATTTTACCGGCATATTTATCATTACATTCAGCCTTTGAAAAACATCCTGAATTCGATTCGATTACTTTATCAAATACATGACCGACCAACGATTTGAGGAATTGAAGGCCCATTATCTTTCAAAAAAGGACAAGTCAGAAAAAATACTGATGTATGAATTCTTAAATCATGTGAAACATGAAGCTAGGATGAATGTCAGAGAACGTCGTCGTGGAGACACCGAAACAAAACACCAACCTGTATGAGAGGAAAATTTATCTTTGAGGCAATTCAAGAAGGTGAAGACGAATCACTTCGTCAAATCTACTTCAATCCTCCTTTGGTGATTGAGTATAGTATTTACGATAAAATTGACAAAGAAACCGGCAAGGAAAATTATCCAGAAGATTCTGATTTGATGGGGTTTTTTACATTCGACTTCGGTATGATGGGCGAATGTTCATTGGATTCTAAAAATAATTTTTTATCTCATGGGTATGAAGGACTTACAAAAGAATCTCCTGTGGAAGATGTTTTGATGAAATCTATTATGTTTGATTTATTTCATGCGTTTTTTCATACTTCACAAGACCCTAACTATGGATTTTATCATCACGCTTTATATGCGTATTTGAAAGATAGAACGATTCTTAAAGGCGATTAGTTTTAATTAACACCCAACCTTTAGTGGATTTTGCCTTTTTTCTAACTAATTCACTTACACAAGATGGAAGTAGATTATATTTTTTACGAAAATCAAATTGAGTTCCTGTAAAGGTTTCTTTTGTTAATATATTTAAAAAATGATAAATGTTCCTATTGAATTTACTATTACCTTCACCACAGAATTTGGGCCTTTTGCCTGACATTTTCTTTTTACATTCTTCCGTGTGATGTTTTCCATAAAATGCCGGCTTATGGTGTTTATAGTAGTTTTTCAAACTATTGACCATTTTTAATCTTGACGTTTCATTTTCACATGGCGAACCGCATGTGTTGAATGTTAAATTATAACATAAATTTTTTCGGTTATTTTTAATTTCATCCAAATATTTTTGTTCTATTTCTAATAACTTTAATTTTTCGGGCTTATTGAAAATTACAAATTCAAAATTCTTCTCTCCATATTTGTTCCACGCATTTTGAAGATATGAATTTTTATGAACATTTCGATTTAATTCGCTTCTGTGTTCGTTCCATCGTCTATTGATGTTTTTAGAGCTTCCAATATAATACTTTCCATTAATTTTATTTATTATCTTGTAAATTCCGCTTACTTTTCCAATATCTTTCCATTCGTTTACGTTTGGCGATTTCTTGGTTACGATAGTAGTATCGTAGTTGACGTTTTCTTCGAGCTTCAAGTTGTTCTTCATCGGTTTTGTATATTAATCTTCTTCCCATACATATAAGTAGAATCATAAAAGTAGAAACGTCAATTTATTTTTGTTGCTTGACTTTTATATTTGAAGTGATATTATTGTAATATGAATGATGATAAACTCATATCGGAATCTGAACTAAAGGATTATTTTCCTGGTAAAAATTGTGGTTGTAATGCGTCTTGTCATTCTGAATGTTGTTGCTCGGATGTAGATTGGACATCAATAGAAGTCTATGATTTGAGATTGAAGGTGTTCAGACTAAAAGTTAAGACAATTAAGGCTGAAAACTATCTGTCTAAATTCCTTCGTCTTGTAAAGGAATTAAAAACTTTAGATGAAATGAATTTTGGCGATGAATCTTTATTGGAAACGTCTCATCCTGTTTCAAAAATTAATGATTTGATAAATGAGATTGAAAAATCACATTAAAAATCTTTTCCGATTCTTCTATTTCAGTCGTCCTGCGCTTGACTTCTCACTTGGTCTATGTTACCATAGGCCTATGTATTTATTTTTAGACAATGAAATGGGCGGACTTGAAAGGGAGAAACATTCTCTCTTGACAGTTTACCTAATGATGACCGATGACAACTACAACGTCATTGTTGGCGAGCTTTACCTTTATTTGAAGCCGGACGACGGAACTTACAAAGTCTGTGGCGAAGCCATGGCGGTCAACAAAATCAATCTTTTGGAACACGATAAGAAAGCCATCACCTACAAGGAAGGTGGCACAAAGTTATACAATTGGTTGAAATCTTTGACTGACAACGGAAAGGTTAAAGCCACTGTCGTTGGTCATGGAATTCATGGTGACGTTGATTGGATTGTCTATCACCTTATGAGTCGTGCTTCCTTTGAGAATTTCACTTCTTATAGAAAATTGGACACAAGTTCAACGTGTCAGTTCCTAAAGTCTGTGGGAATGTTCCCAGAGGATGTTAGCGGAAGTCTGGTATCGTTGGCGAAACACTTCAAGGTTGAAGTTGACGAGAACGCTGCCCACGACGCCAAGTATGATACTCAACTGACGTTCAAGGTGTTCTTGGCTTTGAGAAAAATGTTTGTTGGAACTCCTATTTGATTTATGAAACTTATTCGTTCAAAAGAATGGTATGAAGAAAGGATTGCCAAAGAAGGCGATTCTGAAATTGGTGCTGGGACACTTCAATCATTGCCTGATACAATCATCCGCATGGATGATGGGGTATTATTTCTTTTGAATAAAGAGACGAACAAGTATCGTGCCCATTTGGGTATTCCACACTTGGACGACCCGAAGCACCTTCATAATGAATACACCTATGAACGCTTGATGATTGACCCACGGAATAAGGGGTTATTCAAAGTCGCAGACGGAACGGAAGACCTTGAAGCCATAAGGCGGGCGTATCAAAAGAGTTTCTTGAAATCGCACCGTTACTGTGGTAACGATGACGATGAAGATTGTGGTAAGGGTAGAGAATGAAGATTGAAGAAATACAAGTGACTCGGTTCCCATTAGTAATAATAACCGACAGTCATTGTCACGTCAAAAGAATCAGTGAGGTAAAGAGTCTTTATCCTCATTCTCAAATCATTTGTCTTGGCGACCTTGTGGATTTGTTTAGTGAAAAGGAAGCGTTCAACAAACACTCCATTAACTATTTCATTGAGAACAAGATTCCGGCTCTTGAAGGCAATCACGAAAGTTTTATCAAGGCGTGTTACACCGGCGACAATTTTGTATTGAGTAATGTTTTGATTAATACACAAGCGATACCAGATTACCGACTTGATGAAAAGGTTCACGTCGAATTTCTCTATTCATTACCGAGAGGATTTAAGTTGATTTTACCAAGTGGCGAGAACTACTTGTGTTTCCACATGAAACCTTCCGATTTGTGGTCTTTTGTAGAAAAAGATGACATAAATACAGAACAATTTATTTCAACATATCCTTTAGATAATAATACCGTCGGTGTTTTGCATGGTCATCTTCATAAAAATTTCGTTGTAGAGTATAAGAATAAAGTAAAACGTTATTCTATTGGGGCGTTAAAATACAACGAATATGCTTTACTTACAGAAACAGGAATCGAATTTAAAAAGATTTAAAATTATTTTCATACACTATTTTACACATATCGATATAATATTTATCAATAAAACTTCCTTTCATTAAATTAATATCTTTGTGAACCCATTGAATATTTCCTTTTACATATCCTTTATTGGAATCGATTCTATCTAATGATGCTGTATTTTTATCGCTTCCATATTGGGCAATTTTTATATCTAACCCTGATATTGAGCATTTTTTATTCTGTTTTAAGTATAATTTCCACAATTGTTTTATGGTAACATTGAAATCTAATTGTCTTCTATAAGCGTTTCTTTTGATTGCACTAAAGAATGTTTTTGAAATGTCTTTATATCCTTTAAAATATAATTCGCTTTTAATTTTTTTGTGATGACATCCGCAACTTATATTGTTTTTACATTCTCTCAACCATCTATCCGTCACAATTATTTGATTGCCACAATCACATTTACACAACCATTTTCCTTTTCTTCTGGAATTATTTTGTTCTACTATTTGTATTACTTTTAACATTCCTATTTTTTTATTTAATAAATTTTTATCAAATTTCGGTTTACGAATAATGTTATTTGTTTTTAATATCATTCTAATCCATACTTCTGATAAATTATATTTTTTACATAATATTTCATATGGAACATACAATTTATAATCGGCAATTAACTGATTTAAATTATCTTTAGATATTCCTCTATCAGAATAATTTATATTTAATGATAACGATTTTAATTTAGTGACAATACTAGGTTTTTGCCGACCCAAAAGTTCGGATATTTTTGATGTGGTCAATCCATCATTGGCATATTTTGTTAATAATTTTAATTCATCATTATTCCAAAGTTTTCTTGTTTTTAATTTAGTATCCATAAATCTATATTCTATATATAGTGATTTGTGGAATCAAAATTCAATTTATGTGAGGCTTGACAGAATATATTATTGATGATACAATATCTAAAATATGAACAGAATTTTAAAATTCAAACAGACAGAAGAACAAAAGGTTTATTGGATTTCCGACACGCATTTCAACCACAATCCAAAATGGAAAGTTCCTCTTTGGGAACAACGTAGATTTAAATCGTCAGAAGAACATACCGATGGTGTAATTAATAAGATTAATGAAATCGTTCGTCCGAATGATATTCTATTTCATCTGGGAGATTTCTGCCTCAATACATCCGAAAGTCAGTTTGAAGAACTTCTTTCAAGAATTAATTGTCAACATATACACTACATTTGGGGCAATCACAATTCAAGAATTGACCAGGCATATAAAAAATCCGTAACTGATTATCTTCGTTCTATTTACGGTGATGGTCATTATAATCATTCAGAAGAAATAGAAATTTACCCAACTCGTTACAGAAATTTGATTTTTATTGGAAATTATGCTGAGGTCGTTGTGGATGGAAGGTATTTTATTCTTTCACATTACCCTATTCAAGTAGTAAATCATATGAAAGACGGTGCAATTCATCTTACAGGACATTCGCATTATAATCTACCCTTTTCACAAGCAGATAATCTTGATGCTAAGATTCTTGATGTTGGATTTGATGGTTTTGGTAAACCATTATCAACCGAAGAAGTGTTGAAAATAATGAACACAAAGAAAATCTTTCAATCGGGCGACCATCATACAAACGTAATATAATAAATTGACTATTTTATTTTATGAGATATAGTGTCTAAAATTTATGGATACTAAAACTTCAAACACATTCGCAGATTTGAATATCTGCTTGGCCGCAAATGATATTATTGAAATTTTTGAGTCGTTCGGTTTCACAACTGATACTCCGCCTGATATAGAATCGTTGAGGCATTTAATAACAGAAGCCATCCAAAACAGATTCCTATGAAGGTAAGTGAAAAACAACTGATAATGTTAATGGATATCCTCAAGGATACTTTGAAGATTTCAAATGTCTTGGGTGGTTACGATTTACAAACTCGTCTCCAACTCACCAACGACTTGATAAATCAACAGAGCAACGACTTGAAAGAGGTTGAACCGAAGCCAAAATTTACCGCTAAAGGTCATAAATCCGTCTTGAATGGTTGATGCTTGACTTTCTATAAAGGTGTGGTATCATTCGGACGTGATATCAATAAAAGACACCGTAGGAAGTATGTGGGTTCCTTGCCCAAAGTGTAAATCAGCGGTCTGTATTACACAATGGGGAGAGCAAACTTGTATCTACGAAAAGTGTGACGGTCACAAGTTCACGTTTGAATTTACGCCTGACACGGCGTTGTTGATGCTCGAACAGATTCAGAAAACAAACATCCAAGAACGGAATACACCAAAGGCGCCTTTAATGAGGCCGGCCATGCCAAAACTTCAAAAAACCATTGACCGTTACCTTTTGGTTCCACAACCTGATTCCACCAATCCTGATGATTGGTATAATTCAGACCCATTTAAGCCAAAGAAATGAAAATTCACGACGTAAGACAGTTCATCAATTCAAGTTCAGAATTTTTCACAATACTGAAACATTTACCGGCCATAGACAGTGACGGCCCTTGGGTGGCCGGTGGCTCTGTGTGGAAGTCAGTTGAAAACATTCCATTGGAATGTGACATTGACGTGTTTTTCAAATCTGACAGGCAGTGTGAGAAGTGGTTCCGAACACTGTTGTCATTGCCTTACGCCCATCGTATTGTTTCCGACCCGAAATTCAATCAATACAACACTTCTTTGAAGTATCACGTTCACCACAAGGGATACAACAAGACAATTACTTTACAATTGGTTTCTTTCAGATTCTTTGACAACATCAAGGCATTGCTTGATGGATTCGACTTCACGGCCTGCCAGTTTGGTTTTGACGGAAACTCTCTTTATACCGGCGACACTTCTTTGGAAGATTTGAGAAACAGAGAGATTATTTTTAACAATGTCCTTGACAATGTGGCAACAGGTATTCACATTGAGAAATACACCAAAATTGGTTTTAAGATTCCGGCAAGTCAGAAACAAAGATACGATGAAATAATGAAGAAAACGAGCGAATATCGTTCTAATAAATGTCCTGAACCGGCAAGAGTTGATACCCTCGTTTCAAGATGGGGAAATGTATTGTCATCTTCTCCGTCGCCTATCGTAGCATCTTCGCCGAGACCCGTGGCGGTTGATGAAGACTATGCTTATCCACGGCCTGTTTCAGGTGGTGGTGGAATTGATTTGTCAAGAATAACGCAGATGCCAGCTCCGCCAAGACCGTCACCAAGACCGTCTTCTTTGTGGGCAAATGTTGATTCGGGGCCCGATGTTTCTGCTCAAAATCCTTGTGTGGAAGCTCCTATCTATAGCAACACACAAACACAGGCACAAGTCTCGCCGGGGGTTTATACAAGAGAAATTGACCGTTCTTTATACACCACGGAAACTATAAGTATTCCGATGGATTATGTGACAACCGCAGGAACGGATAGTCAAAACACGTCAGGCATAAGAAGTGTTTTTGACGACGTTGATGCTAGCGAGTCGCCGCTTGCCGAACCTAGTGTTGGTGGTTACACTGGTGAGGCTGAAAATCCATTACTGACATAACATTATGAACGCACTCTATTTGCCCGTCATGTTCTTCCTCTGTCATTTCGTGCCAGACTTTTGGTTGCAGACCGATTGGATGGCCCTGAATAAAGGAAAGAAAACATGGAATTGTCTCGTTCACGTTCTTATCTACACTTCATGCTTTTTGTTCGTCACCCTATCGTGGAAGGCTTTGCTTTTCATTGGTGCCACCCACTTCATTTTGGATAGATGGCACATAATTCTGAAAAGAATGATATGGTGGAAGAACCATTTTCCGACTGGTAAGTATCCGCCATTCAAGTATTGTGACACAACGGGTTATTACGATGCGTCACCAATCAACTCTGCTGTGCCTGATGACAGTGTAATTGCCGAGTATGGTCAACCAAGACCGTTTTATATCACTATTTGGTTGTATATCTTTCAAGATAACATCCTTCATTTGGCGTCTTGAGTTATGAGGTCTGAAATAGGATTTTCAGTTTTGGTCTTGGCTCAAAGGGGTTGGGGTAGAACACTTATTGACAACAAAATACGGTCAGAACGTTGGTGGCGTCAACGACTTGATTACTTGATAAACAAGGAAGAAGACCCGATTCCACCAGAAAACTTGTGGGATGGAAAGCCGGTTGATTATCCAATGCCATACGAAGTAGAATTCAACATGGCAAACGCCTCTGACTGTTCGTATTGGTTGGAGAACCACGCTTGACTTGTCATAAAACCTTGATAGACTTTTGACATGAAGTTAATCAAAGTAGCCGCCGCTGTCGTGAACCAAACTCCCCGCGATTGGAAGGGGAATAAGGCGAACATCCTTGAAGCGATTCGTCAGGCCAAGGCACAGAACGTCACGATTCTTTGTTTGCCCGAAGCAACCATCACCGGCTACGGTATGGAAGACGACTATTTCTGTGCCGATGTTCCTCAACGTGCCATTCGTAAATTGGCTGAAATCGTCAGGGAAACTTGGAACCCTGTCCCCGGCCGTGGATTGATTTTCTGTGTCGGTCTTCCGATTCGTTTCAATAATACCCTTTACAACGCCGTCGCTACGGTGGTCAATGGAAAGGTTCTTGGCTTCACTTGTAAACAACACTTGGCCGGTGACGGTATTCACTATGAAAACCGTTGGTTCAAACCTTGGCCGCAGGGTGTGGTTCAAACCGTCAACATCCCTGAACTCGGTGGTGAACTCCCGATTGGCGACATTCATTTCAATATTGGTGGTATCAAGATTGGATATGAAATCTGTGAAGATGCTTGGGTAGCAAATCGTCCCGGCACCGTTCTCGCTACGAAGGGCGTTGATATCTATCTCAATCCAAGTGCCTCTCACTTTTCTTTCGGCAAACTGAATACACGAAGAAACTTCGTTGTGGACGGGTCGAGAGCATTTAGCGCCACCTACATTTACGCAAATCTTGTAGGTAATGAGGCAGGACGTGCCGTTTATGACGGTGGCGCTTTGATTGCTACTGGTGGTTCGTTGGTGGCTGCCGGTAAACGGTTTACTTACAATAATGTTCTGTTGACAACCGCAGTTATTGATGTGGACAACACACGGACTTCGCAGGTTCGCACGGCGAGTTTCCAGCCTAACATTGAGAAATACAATGAAGGTTGTGTTGAATATTCCTTCACCTATCCTACTGTCAACGAAAAATTGACAATTAATCCTGTTCAAGAGAAATGGGAATTGTCGCCCGATATTAAGCATGAAGAATGCACAAGAGCATTGGGATTGGCGCTTATGGATTTTATGCGAAAAAGTAAGACAAGGGGGTTTGTCATTTCTTTAAGCGGCGGAGCCGATTCGGCAATGGTAACATATCTTTGTAGTATTGGCATCAAACTTGGCATCAATGAATTGGGAAGTGACAAATTCATTCAGAAATATTGTCCACATTTAAGTTCTAAATTGTTTAAACCAAATACTCATTCGATTATTGAACAAATAACACACGATTTAATCTCAACCGCATATCAGGCTACTGAAAATAGTGGTGATATTACAAAGACGGCTGCTTTTGAATTGGCTAAAACATTGAATGTTAAACATTATGAACTTAATGTTCAACCGATTTTTGAGGAATATAAGAAGATTGGCAAAGAAATGAAAGGTAGTGAATTAACCTTTACTGACGATGATATTACATTACAAAATCTTCAAGCGAGAACACGTTCGCCAAGTATTTGGATTTTGGCTAATATGACCGGTAAACTATTACTTACTACGAGTAATATGTCGGAAGCCGCCGTCGGATATGCTACAATGGACGGAGATACAAGTGGCGGATTGGCGCCAATTGGCGGACTTCCTAAACTCTTTATACGAGAGTATTTAAAATGGGTAGTTGATATCCACGATGAAGAAATTTCAATGG